CCGTTCGAAATGTTCACCAGAATCATGGTCTGCGTTCGCGTGCGCGGCGCAAGACCGGCCTGAATCAGGCCGTTCTGCATGCTTTCGTCCATCCAGTAGGAAGCCTAAGTCGATTATTGGTGCAGTTGTCAATAGCAACTCAAATTCCAATAAGCGAATGGGTTGATGGATCGGATGTTTTAACAGCGTTAGAGATATTGGAGGATAGGCATAAGAAATGACCCAACCTTCAATCGTCTATGACAAAAAAGAATTAAATCAATTTGCCAAAGTTATTAGAAACATGGGCGATATTGCTAAAGAGGAAACTGCTAAGCGAGTTGGTGCATTAGCTCAAAGAGAGCTTGACGAAATTCGTCGTATTGCTTCATCAAGAGGCAAGGTTGCAGATCGTATTGCTCAAGGTGGAAAAATCAGTAAATCATCTGTACTAGGTGAAATTAAGTTTGGCTTTGCTAGTCAAAAATTTTCAGGTGGTGCAACTACTCAATTCAATACCAGAAACGATACTAAAGGTAATCGACTAGGTATTGGCGCAGCTCATGAGTTTGGTTCAAAGAATTACCCACAATTTCCAAGATGGTCTGGTGGAATGCCAAAAGGTGCAGGATCTCGCGGTTGGTTCATTTACCCAACAATTAGACATTTACAGCCTACAATTATCAAAGAGTTTGAGGAAATCATTTTAGAAATGAGAAATGAGTTTGTAAATGGCTAGTAATAGCAGAACATTAACTTTAGCTTTAGCAGCCGATATTGATGGTTTGCGTAATGGCTTAAAAGATGCTGAAAAGGTAGTAGATAACTCAGCAGAATCAATTAAAGAATTTGGTAAAAAAGCAGCGTTGGCTTTTGCTGCCGTTGGTGCAGCAGCTACCGCATTTGCAGTATCAGCAGTCAAAGCAGCAGCTGAGGATGAAAAGGCTCGCAAGAATTTAGAGCAAACTATTAGATCCAATACAAAGGCGACTGAGGATCAAATTAAGGCTATTGATGGCTATATTACAAAACAGTCAATTGCTACTGCTACCACAGATGATGTTTTAAGGCCAGCGTTAGGTCGGTTGATTCGTTCGACTCAGGATGTTACTAAAGCCCAAGAATTATTGACTTTGGCTCAAGAGATCAGCATAGCCACAGGCAAACCACTAGAAACAGTTACAAACGCCTTAGGAAAGGCCTATGAGGGTTCAAATACAGCTTTGGGTAAGTTAGGGCTAGGAATTGATCAAACAACCCTTAAAACCAAATCTTTTGACGAAATCACCCAACAATTAGCCCAAACATATAATGGCTTTGTTGCCAATGAAGCAACCAATGCTGAATTTAAGTTTAAGCAATTATCTATTGCTGTTGATGAAACTAAAGAGCAGATTGGTGCAGCTTTATTGCCTATTGTTAAAGAATTAGCTGATTATTTGTTAGAAACATTTGTGCCAAACCTTCAAGCATTTGCTGCTGGATTAACTGGCGAGGATGGCGTAGTTGCTGGAGTAACAGCTGCAACTCAAGGTGCTTATGACTTTGGTCAGCAACTTATTGAAGTTATCAAGTTCATTATTTCTATTAAAGAGGAATTATTAGTATTGGCTGGCATTATTGCTACAGTATTTGTTGCCAATAAGATCGCTGCTTTTGTTACTGCAATAATGACTTTAGTAACTGCTATGAAGGCATTAAGAACTGCTGCTGCCGGTGCTGCTGTTGCTACTGCATTTGCAACCGGTGGAGCATCTGTTGGTACCGCTGCTGCTGCTTTAGCAGCTGTTGCTGCCACTTATGGATTAAGTCAATTAGCAGGTGGTGGAGATATTGGTAATTCAGTTGGCAATTACAATTATCCATCAGGTAGCGCATTTACTTATGGCTCAGGAAATCCAACATATAACATTGTTGTCAATGCTATTGATGGCGAGGGTGCTGCTAGAGCTGTTGCATCAACCCTAAATAGCCAAGCAGCTAGAAGTACAACCGCACTCAGGGATAGATAATGTCTGATTTTACGCCTGACTGGAAATTAACTGTCGGTGGTGTTGATTATACTGACATAGCAATTGCCGATGTTCAACATCAAGCAGGTCGCACAGATATTTACCAACAGCCACTTCCATCTTATATTCAAATAACCTTAGTTGCATTAAATGGTCAAACATTACCTTTTGATATAAATGACAGTTTAGATTTACAAATAAAAGATAGTTCAGCATCTTATGTAAGTCTATTTGGTGGCGACATTACTGATGTAACTGTTGAAGTAAGAAATGCTGGCGCAGCAGCCCAAGTTATTCAATACACTTTAATTGCTATGGGAACACTTGCAAAATTAACTAAAGAAATATGGAACGACAACATTTCGCAAGATGAGGATGGCGACCAAATTTATGCTATTTTAGATAATATCTTACTTGGTTCATGGAATGATGTGCCAGCAGCTTCTCAATGGTCTACTTACAATGCAACTGAAACTTGGGCAAATGCAGTTAATTTAGGATTAGGAGAAATTGATCGGCCGGGTCTTTATACAATGACAGCGCAATCAAACACAGTTGATACTGTTTATAATGTTGTGGCAGATATTGCTAATTCAGCATTTGGATACATTTATGAGGACAACGCAGGAAACATAAGTTATGCAGATGCAGACCATAGACAAAATTATTTATTAAACAATGGTTATGTTGAATTAGATGCTGGTCATGCTTTAGGTGCTGGATTATCGACAATTATGCGTTCAGCAGATGTTAGAAATGACATATATATAAATTATGGCAACAATTACAATTCACAGGTTACAGCTACAGATGCTGCTTCGATTGCTTTATATGGCTACAAAGCCGAAACCATTAATTCTAGGGTTCAAGGTGCAGTTGATGCTCAGGCTATTGCTGATCGTTATATTGAGCAAAGAGCTTATCCTCAAGCTGCGTTTCAATCAATAACATTCCCAATAACTAACCCAGAAATCGATAATGCTGATCGTGATGACTTATTAGGTGTATTTATGGGAATGCCTGTCGATATTAGAAATTTGCCTAGCCAAATATCAGGTGGCACATTTCAAGGATATGTTGAAGGCTGGTCGTGGAGCACACGATTTAATGAGCTATTTTTGACAATCAATGTTTCTCCAGTTGCATTTAGCCAAGTGGCGATGCGTTGGAATACCATGCCAATAACTGAGGCTTGGAACACACTAGACCCAACTTTGACTTGGGAATACGCTACAATAGTAGCCTGATAGGAAAAGGATAAAATGCCAACTACCACGAACTTTGGCTGGACAACACCAGCTGATACCGATTTAGTAAAAGATGGTGCAAGTGCTATTCGCACACTTGGATCGGGAATTGATACATCTTTAGTTGATCTGAAAGGTGGAACATCAGGACAGTATTTGACAAAAAATTCTAATACTGATTTAGATTATGCTTGGGTAACTTTATCTGCTGGTGGATTGACTTTAATTAGCACTACAACTTTAACTGGTGCTTCAGTAACTCTGTCATCAATTCCTCAAACCTACAATCATTTGCAGTTAGTAATACAAAATTTCAAGCCAGCAAATGATGATGAATACTTGGCAGCGAGAGTGAATGCCGATTCAACTGCCAATAGACATTTTTCACAAAGATTAGATGGAGATGTGGGTGGAGCTGCTTCGGTAGCATTTAATTCGACCTTTTTTAGATTATCTGCTAATAATGATAATTCTGTTGCAACTGGATTAACTGTTTGTACTATTTGGAATTATACCAACACAGCAACTTGGAAATTTGCAGAATCTCAAAGCATAGGTATTAATTATGCGACTACAACAAATTTTTCGCCAGCAAATTATTTTGGAGTTTACAATCAAATAGGTGCAATTAGTAGTTTAGTTTTATTGGCTAGTGCAGGAAATATGACATCAGGCACAGCCCTACTTTACGGAGTTAAATAATGACTAAATCTAAAGCACAGGTAAAAATTGTTAATTGTGAAACTGGCGAGGAAATTGTAAGAGAGGCGACTGCTGAAGAAATTGCTCAAATGGAATTAGATGCAGCAAATGCAGCAGCAAGAAAAGCCGAAGCGGAAGCAAAGGCTGCCGAAAAGCAAGCATTACTTGACAGACTTGGTATTACTGCTGACGAAGCAAAATTGCTACTTGGCTAATGAAGCCATTTTTATCTAAAGCTGCTGATACGCTTCGCGACCAAATAAATGGAGCGTTTGTGGGTAGGAGCAGGAAAGCTGATGGATGGATCGGCGATAATAAGCACGCATCTAGAAAATCCGATCACAACCCA